CGAGATAACTGCTGGAGATTTCTTTAGAAACCGAGGTGAGGTATGCTTGGCGGCGTTGATGACGGCCGTAAGAGAGGCGAGTTCAGAAATAGTCTGATTTGGTGCTTCGAGCCACAAATCCGATTCTTCCATAGAGAAAGGCACGGTAGCGGGTCTCGCGAGATGAATTTCCACGTGCCTGTGAGCGGCGTGTACTTTCCAATCAGACAATAGTGTTCTCACGTCCCAAATGGCGGTATCGCCTTGAGGGTCTTTGCATATGGGTCCTGAGGGGCCCCAATACACAATGCGCATCATAGGATCTCGATCCCATCCAGCTCTGCGCACAAAGCCTGGACAGTGAAGACGTTCTTCGGAGATTTGCTCCACCGGTTTGGTGAGTCGTGATTTGCCGAGCATCCAAGATGCCAGTCGCCAAGGTAACAGTCCTGTTCCCTGGGGTCCGTAGTTAGAAATAACTACTAGGCGCTGCGTGCGCTTCAGCTTATTCACGAAACACACATAGGCGTGCGCTCCGGCTGGTGTTGGATCGAACACGTCATCTATGACAAAGCATGCTTTGTCGGGATAACTGTCCGTATTGATGTCATACGTGCCAGTCCAATATACTGGTACTCCTTGTGTTGACGAAAGGCCCTTTAACAGAGTCCGCATAGATGCGGTTTTACCTACTCCGGAGCCTCCACATATGTATGTAACATGCGGGAGGGTAGCCCCTTCGTCATTTTGGAGAGTGAACACGTCTTTGAAATCGCATTTCTCAGTGAACAGAGCGGGTCGATTGCCGACCTGCGTCTTCCTTGCACGGAAGCGTTCCACGTTAGACTTGATCTTCAACATGATCATAGCCACTGTTTGTTGGTAATTCATGCGTACCTTTCCCCCCGTAATACGGAGAGTGGGGAGCTTCTGAGTCACCAGAAAGCGATTAATGGAGTCTATCCATTTTTGATCGGATGTAGTCCACAGGAATTCGATGTCACTGTAATCTTTCTGCCAGGCTTGATTGTCACGGGAGAGACCGTCGCGATGCCCGGTATGCGTTACCTGGATAGATTCCACACGCGTTTGAAACGCGGCCCATGCTGACGGGACCATACCTATGTTCAGGCTGGCCAGTGGTTCGTTTGAACAGCAAAAGGCGGTGTAGAATTGGGGGTATTGGTGTTTATCCGGTAAAGCGGCACCTGCCATGTTCTTCATGGAAGCACTGAATAGTTCGTTCAAATCGTTGGCAAGGGTGTCTGAAGGTGTCATACTAGCTCCAATTTCATCAAGCATCAGCCATCTCTGGCCTCCGTAATGAGGATAATGGGTAGTACCCTTCATACGGTAGATGTCAGATGTGTCATCTAGCATTTTTGCCATGTCAGCTACCATGCTTTCGGCAGCGTGACTCTTTCCGTGTCCAGGAGGACCCCAGAAAGACAAGACGACCGGTGTCAGCTTGGCCATCTTCGATTGTTCGAACATTCGTGCGTCTGCTACGCTAGTTTGTATGCGCGCAACCAGAGGTAGAAGGGTGGACGTATTTACGTCACGTCCCAGCAACCGAATAACTTCATTAACTTGCGTTAACCATTCGGTAGCCTCGGTGATATAAGCACTATCCCAAGTACAAGATGGTTTTCCACCAATCTTGACACCTTCCTCCTGCAGTTGTTTTAGCAAAGACAGGGTTTCTTTCTTGCCACTAATGTCATATCCAAAAAGATTCCATGACACTTCGGTGACAAATTCTTCACAGTCCTTGACTCCTTTCGTGATGCTTCCTAGATTCTTCAGCTGCTTGCCAATTTGATCTTTCCCAGTTGTTGCGGAAATGATAGAGGCAATAACGACTGAAAGCACTTTAGTCACAGAGACTCCAGTGCCCCAGGCTTCTTGTGAATCAGCTGGGTTTGACTGCATTACACCACGTACAAAGGGGTCTAGACCCTTGAACAAATTTGTCATCAGAGACTTCATTTCGATGATCGGCAGCAGTACTCCTACGATAGCGGTAATTTGGCCGACTAACGCAATGATGGTAGCCGTGATTAAATCCCATGTTCCACCCGATCCGAAGATCATGCGGCACAAAGAATACACGGTAGCAATGAGACCAGTTACGGCCCCGGTACCTGCCATTATTCCCCCTGCTTTGAGAGCTGTCAACACACGTTGTACTTGTGTGCGATGTTCACCCTGAACCTGATCGGCCACCGATCCAATGTTACCCATGAAGTTGGCAATGGTCATGAGATTATCCCAGTTGTCCTTAGGGATTGGTATATCATGGTTGCCCACAAAAGTGGGTTGTGGAGGTGGTGCCGGTGTGACGTCGGCACTGCGTTCAGCTACAATCGGGTATGGGGTTGCAGGTGGAATTTCTGTTGCTTCTTCAAATACCATGGGTGTAATAGAAGTGGGGCGAGCCATTTCTACTCTTGGCTTAAAATCCTGCGCAGGACGTTGTCCTGGCAAGATGTCAGCGATGTTGATGGTATTGCTCGTGATAGCTGGATGCCAAGTATTGTGAAGGCACCAATGTCGAAAAGCGATGGTAAAGTAGTCAACAAGCTTCAGCAGATTTTGTGGAAGATGTATGGGATTCGGATCACCACGCATTGAATAAAACAACACGTGGAAATCAGACTCCACATAAGTTCTTGTCATCCACTTGGCGCGGGTTTCCGCGCTCCATCCCCACGTTGCGGCACCTGGTATAGCCAGGGGCACGGTGGGAAATTGTTCGTAATTCTCGAACATCTGTGAAGGGAGAGTGGGTTCAGATTTGAGCTTCCAAGCCCAATATCCGATGTCGTCAACTTCAGCGTATTTGGCAATACCACAGAGAGAGGGATCATGGCGCTGAAACTTTCGGGCATAATTAGCCCACACCTTGTGGTCTGGTAGATTGGATAGTTGACGTTTATGGACGGCTGCTGAGCCTGCTCCATAATGGGTTCCGTCGTTGAGTGTGGGGACGACGTATCCCGGAAAGGTGTCGCATACCAGCAGAGTAGCTCCACAGACGTACATGGTTTCATATGCTGTAGGCAATGAATCCAATAACACCTGCGTGAGGGTTGCTGGCTGGACAAAAACTCCGAGGGACACTAATTCCTCGTAGTTCTCCATGGACAGAGGACCTGTACATGGGCCGAATTGGGCTAGAAAGCCAGCCCAATCTTGCTGAGCGGCGGTGGAATGCCGTTCAACGTACAAACGTGCACATTGGATACACATGACTAATTGATTGTAGGATTAGTTGGTGGTAGTTGAGAATGAGTGGTTTGTTTGGTTTTCAGTAATGCTACTCGCTTAGAGCGGATATCCTCCAATTTAATATGGAGGAAAGCCGAAATAATACGAGAGAACTAATTCGGGTAATCCGCCAAGTATAAACCTGGAGGAAAGCCAAAATTAGTAACACTACAGACAAATGTTTGGAAA